GCCTAGTGCTCCCACCACCCCACAAAGCGATAGCTACAACACCAGGGCTAGGGAAGTCATCACTGTCAGGAGAGGCTGCAGGTGCATCAAAGTCCACCATGTGCCTTGCAAGGAAAGCGCGGATCCTCACCCACTTATCAGCGGTCACAGAACCGTCAGCCATTGCACGCGCTTCACGCACAGTCTGAGGTTGCAAACCATCCCCAGACAAACCCTCCTCATGCCACTGCAAACCGCGCCTAGCGCTTGCACGCATGTAAGCCGGTGGGGTCAAGTCCACCTGCCTGAGCTCGCGGTCCTGCTCCATAGGGAGAGGGTCAATCTTTGTCAAAGTCGAAAACTTGTGCCCCACCAGAACACCAGAGGGCTCCCAATACTCAAACCCATCTTCCTCCTCAGGTCTCCACACCTGAATCAAGGCAGCAGGGTCATCCTCAGTCCCAGTAATCACAAAATCAGAATCAGGGACCGCAATCTCCCCATCACGCTCAATGAGCTCCACAGTGCCCCTAGCCATCCCACCGCTAGAGTCCCACTCCACAAAATCGCCCACCTCGAGCTCATCAGGTTCTGCACGCTCCTCAGAACGCTCACCTTCAAACTCACTATCCTCAGCAATAGCAATAGCCACACCCTGATCTATCGCACCCTGCTTAGTGGCATGACAGCCCATAACTTCGCCATCCTCTTTCACAGTGGCCCATTCCCCCACAGCACAGCTGGGGTTGTTCTCCTCAATAAAGTAAGGCATTAGTCCTGTCTCAACACTCCTACTTCAACATCATCAGAAGCTACAGCACTCAAGGTTTGTCCCTGAATCATCGGCAACTGCATGACTTCACCGCCACGCAAACGCACACCAGCATCCACAGCGCCACCCAGCCACAAATCATTCCAACCGTTGTACTTCTCCACAAAGCTCATCTGGAAGAAAACATCTGTGTTCTGATTTCCCTCGTTCACAAACTTGAACCCATAAGTGGTGGAGGGTCTCAGGGTGTAGACCTTTGCTGACTGCCCACCGCCTGAAGCAGCGTGCTTATCGGCTGTAATGTACTCAGCTGCAATCACAGTGCCACCGCTGATAGAAGTACCAGCAGTGAAAGTGGTGTCATGAGCATCGGAATAGTTGCGGTTTAGATTGTAGGCAGGGATAGCTGCACCTGTTGTGCCAATGGTGGGTGACTCGAGGAGCTCAGCCTTCACATTGTCCACAGTCGAAACAATCTCATAGAAGTCAATCTGCAAACCGCGAGTGCCAGTCTCAACCTTGAAAATGGCGGTCCCAGGGGAGTTCACAGTGAACTCTCTCTGCAACAGGTAAGCGTAACCAGCTTTCGCATACTCTGAGGACACAGAATGTGGCTCCAGGTTTTGAATGACCGCAATTTGTGCATCAGCAGACATCCCCACAATGGGTGTAGTCGCTGTGCCCACTGTCAGGGCATAAGAGCCGATTGGGTCAGTAGCCACTACTGCACCTCATCCTTATACACACTGTCAGGGTTCTCAGGATCCACCTGAGCCACACCCTGCAACTGGACTGAAGGCAGACCAGTGTGAGCGACAGGAGGCAGGCCTACCATCTCCATAGCCTCAGCAGGACTGAAACCAGCAAACACTAGGTCACGCACCATCTGCACCTTCTCGCGCTGAGCACGCACACCAGACTCAGACAGGTTCACATTAGCGAGAGGCACACGCACCTGAGATGCTGCATCGCCTTCCTGTGCTGTGAGGTCCTCCCACGATCTGATGTCATTGATAGTGAGGAATCCAGACTGGAGGCCAGTGCTGTAGCTCGAGAAGCGTGCCTGAGTGTCAGCGCGTAGCAAACCATTCATGTTGAACTTGATGAAAGCATCAGCGCCACCAGGGTAACGGTCCATGAGAGGTGACATGGCATCCTCAAGCAGAGTCACATAAGGGCGCAAAGTGTGAGTCACAAAAGCAATCATGTTCTGTTCAACACTCGAATAAGTGTTAGTGCCTGGAAGATTGAGCATGTGTGAAGGGATACGCCAAATGCGTGCCACATCCTCCACAGCCATTCTGCGAGCCTCAAGTGCCTGAGACTTCTCAGGATCTGCCTGTGTCGCTTTGAAGCTTGCACCACCGCTTAGAACGCCTGTACGCCCACTCTTACGCCACCCCTTGTGAGCATTGTCGAAGCTGTTACGCAAACCTTCAGCCTGCTCCTGTGTGAGCGCCCCAGGATACTCAATGACACCCTGCAAAGTTGTTCCAGAGCCAAAGAAAGTAGCAGCGTACATTTCCAAGGCTTTAGCGAGCGCCAGGTTCTCTTTCATTGCACCCACGCGAGACACACCGCGAATGTGACCAGGCTTCAGCAAATCAGGGATGTAAACAATCTGCTCAGAGGTCAGAGGCCTATCCTCGCCCTGCACATCGAAAATCAAACGCCCCTGCCCATTACGCTTCACATCTACAGTGCTGGGGTTGAGCACATTGAGGTTCACAACCTCACCGCGACCATTGCTGAAAACGCGGATGAAAGCGTTGCCGTCAATCAGGAGGCTCACCAGAACGCTCTTATAGAAAGTGCTGTGACCACTGAAGTTCACATCAGGTTGCCCTACCCAGGCTGGCTTAGGTCTGAAAGGTCTACGGTTGCCGTCATCGCGGAAGAAAACATCCACAGGGAGCGTGCCGATGGTGTCAGAGATGAGTGACACAGCTGACCACACTGCTGCGATCTGGTAGGCGTTCTCCTCAGTGACATTAGTGCCAGCTTGACTGCTGAAAACAATGTCATCCCCAGTCTCAAAGATGGTCTGGAAACTGATTGCCCTATCTTCCCAAAGTTTATTGAATACCACTTATCGCCCCAAAGCTAATCCGATTAGAACCATGAAAACGCCACCCACGATGAGCCCCACAGGGAGGCTGATAAGGGTAGCGCCTGCTGTAATTGCCACAGCACCAGTAATCTGAAGAATGTTAGACATCATCACCTATCCGAAAAATTGTGGCACTGGTTCTAGTTTAGCGCCTGTGAGTGCCCTATCTACTGCCAGGACCATCGCTACCGCCCCATCAATCTTGCGAGGGCTGTTCCTAGAGTCTTTCACAATGCGTGGTCCAAGGTTGTCAATCTTTGTTACCGCGTTGCTGAGGTGTCGTGCCAGTATCGGATTACCGTCATGGATGAGGCGAGACTCCATCACAGCATCAAAGACTTTCGCACACGCTGGCACCATACGCCTTGCAGAAGTGGAGGGCCATTCCACGATGGGGACACCCTGATCCTCTAGCGCTTGCATCGAGCGTTGCCAGCGGAAAGGGTCACACGCAACCTCACGCACCTTAGGGTGAGCTTGGCAGAAGTCCAAAACTGTTTGCTCCACCTCAGCAATGTCCACCCTCCAATCATCATCATGAATGTTGAGGTCTTTCTCCCAGGCCTTCACCAGGAACACTTTGACAGGCTCATCCTCTTGCGGAATGACCGCGCCCACAATGACAGAGGCATCCCCAGAGAAGGATCCATCGAACCCCAGCACAATCTCATCATCAGGTGACACCTCGAAAGGTTCCTCACACGCCTCCCACGCACCACTAGGCAGCCAAGAGGTTTGCGAGGACACCCACTGATTGCATCGCTTTGTACGAAACTCTGCCTCAGGTGTACGCCTCACCGCGCTCTCAAAGTCAGCCTTAGTATTGATGTCATCAAAGCCAGGGTTAGCAAGCGCCCAGGTTTCAGGTTTGCGGTGATCAGACTCCTCAGGTGCTTCCCACGCAGCCATGAAAAATGTGGGGTCATTTACCTCACCTCTGGCAACCTTCTGCCCATACTGGTAGAGGCTGTAGCAGATACTGTCACGCCCTGTGGCATCCATACGCACCCCAGCGGTACTGATAGCAATGAGGGTTGCGAGCTTTCCACGCGCACCCATAGCCAAAGAAAAAGTGTCGTAAAGGTCGCGGTTCTTCTGAGCGTGCAACTCATCAAACACCGTCATCGTAGGAGAGAGTCCCTCTTTGGAGTACGCCTCAGCAGACATCACACGATAAACACTGTTCAACTTAGGCAACTCAATCGCATCGCGGTAAAGCTTGGTGATACCAGAGAGCTCAGGGGAAGCCTCAATCATTCTCCTCGCATCAGCAAACACAATGCGTGCCTG